GGTGTCGGCCATCAGGGCGACGGTGGCGGTGAGTTGGCCGTCAGGGTTGGTGTTGACGCGCACGGCGACGTAGCGGCCGTCGTCGAGAGAGACTCCACCTGCATGATCCGCCACCGCGAAGCCGCACTCCGCAGCCTCGACACCGGCGAACCCTCCCCCATCTACCTCGCCGAATACTCCCCACCCCCAGACCTCGACCCCATGACCCCCGAAGCCTGGATCTACGCCAACCCAGCCCTCGGCCACACCATCACCATGAAAACCCTCGAACGCGAATCCACCGCACCAAACCGCGCCGGCTTTCTCCGATCATCCGTCAACCTATGGGTACAAACCGACGCCAGCTGGCTCCAACCGGGCCAATGGGAAAACTGCCGCACCACCCTCCCGCCCACACCCGGCGGCGTCATCGCATGCGAAGTCTCTCTCGACGACGGCCGCTACGTCGCCGTGCGCGTCAACACCAACCCCGACGGCCAACTCACCGCCACCGTCGCCCTGATGGCCGACACCATCGCCGGCTTCTGGACCGCAGTACGCCAACAACTCGACACCAACCCAGGCGCCCAACTCGCCATCAGCCCCACCCTCGACACCCACTGCCCAACCGACCTCCAACGCCGCCGCATCATCGTCGGCTACCAAGAAATCCAGCGCTACACAGGCGCCGTCAAACAAATGATCCACGAACGCCGCCTCGCCCACACCGGCGAAACCATGCTCGCCGAACACATCGGCCGCGCCGTCGCCGTCAAAACACCCGGCTCCATCGCACTCAGCTCAAACAAATCACCCGGCCCCATCGAACTCGCCCGCTGCCTCGTCTGGGCCGCCGGCATCGCATCTAAACCCACACACACCAACAACCGACCCATGCTCGTCACACACAACCCGCGCCGCGTCGCCTAACATCAACACCATGGGTCTATTCACACCGAAACCAGTGCAGCAGATGATCGTGAAAGAATCTGCCATCGGTGCCGCCGCAGGCGCAGCCGGCAACCCACTCGTCGGACAATTTATCAACTACACCACCGGCGCAGATCGCATCGCCGCACTACGAGTCCCAACAATCAGCCGCGCCCGCGACCTCATCTGCGGCATGATCTCATGTCTCGAAATCAAACAATACGGCCGCCAATGGAACGGCGAAAACTACGAACGCATGGACATGCCGCCGGACGTCTGGTTCGGCAACCCCGACCCCAACGTCACCCGCAACTTCATCATGAGCTACACAGCCGACGACCTCATGTTCTACGGCCGCGCATTCTGGGTAATCACATCACGCAAAGCCGACGGCTTCCCCAACGCATTTACATGGATCCCCGCAGCTGACGTCACCACCTGGGACCAAGCAGGCCCCCAATGGTGGGGACCGTCCAACCAAATCTATTTCCAAGGGATCCAACTCGACACCAAAGACGTTGTGCAATTCCTTTCACCAATACCGTCACTACTGTCCACAGGTAGTCGCGCCGTCAACACCGCAATCCGCCTCGACGCCGCAGCCGAACGCTTCGCCACCATGGAAGTCCCCGCCGGCTACCTCAAACAAACAGGCGGCGAACCGATGAGCGCCCAAGACCTCGCCGACCTCGCCGCAGCATGGGCCGACGCCCGCCAAACCTCAGCCATCGCCGCACTCAACGAATTCGTCGAATGGAAAGAATCCAACATCGACCCCAGCAAACTCGAACTCGTCTCCGCACGCCAATACCAAGCCGTCGAACTAGCCCGAATCGCCAACATCCCCGCATACCTCGTCAACGCACCCGTCGGCTCCGGGATGACGTACCAAAACGCACAACAGGCCCGCCAAGACCTGTACCTCTTCGGCGCCAAGCCATACATTGACTGCATCGAACAGACCTTGTCGCTCAACTCAATCACACCACGCGGCCGCTACATCGAGCTCGACGTCACGTCGTACCTCGAAGAAAACGGGCTCGCGGGCCAGCCGGACACTGCTGCACCGGCTGGCTCGGGCAGCTCACTCACCCCACAGGAGGACTAACCATGCCCTACTACGTCACCGAAGAAGCCGAAGGCTGCGCTGGGTACGGCGTCGTCAAAGAAAACGGCGAACTTATCGGTTGCCACCTCACCCAGCAAGACGCCATCGACCAAATGGTCGCCATCAGCCTTGACGAAGGCATCGAACCCGGCGGCATGCTTGAAGAAATCGAAGTCGAATCGGCTCAGCCGATCCCAACCCTCCGCTTCACCGCAGCCGGCATCACCATCCTCGCCGCCGAAGAAGGCAAAGCCCGCCGCGAAATCAGCGGCCTCGCCGTCCCCTACAACGTCGAAGCAACCGTCTCCGACGGAACCCGCGTCAAAATCATGCGCGGCGCCCTCCCGGTCGACGGCCCAGCCCCCAAACTGCTCCAAAACCACGACGGCAGCGACATCGTCGGCCTCGTCACCGCCCGCAAAGACGAAGAAGATGGCATGTATTTTACGGCGCGCATTAGCAAAACCCGTGCCGGCGACGACGCCATTGAGCTCATCAAAGACGGCGCCATCGACGCCGTCAGCATCGGCATCGACCCAATCAAAGCCACCTACGACAAAGCCGGCGTCCTCGTCGTCAAAGCGGCCCGCTGGCGTGAGCTGAGCATCGTCGGCGAACCCGCATTTGCAGATGCTCGCATTACTCAAATCGCAGCGACTAAGATCCAAATCAACGACACGAAGGAGTCGCCCACCATGGAAGCAATCAACACGCCCGCCGAACAGCCGGCACCCGCACCCACCGCCCCGATCTGGGCCGAAGCTCGCAAGGTTCCCTCGCGTCTTCCGTCGGCCGCCGAATGGATCAGCGCCTATGTGCAGGGCGGCACCGCAATCTCGAACATCAACAAGCTCATCGCCGATCATCAGGCGTACCACAACCCGGTCGCCGCGGCAGCTGGCGACATCGCCACCACCGACACGCCTGGTCTGTTGCCAGTTCCCGTCGTCGGCCCGGTGTACGACAACATCAACTACCTCCGTCCGGTAGTGACCGCCATTGGCGCACGCGCCATGCCTCTTGGCTCGGGCAAGGTGTTCAACCGTCCCGAAATCACGACGCACACAAGCGTTGCCCAGCAGTCCACCGAACTCACCACGCTGAGCTCGACAACGCTCGTTGTGTCCAGCAACAACGTCACCCGCCTCACGTTCGGCGGCACCGTGCTGCTCTCCGAGCAGGACATTGACTGGACGGACCCGGCATCAGTCAACATCGTGTTGCAGGATCTCGCCGGCCAGTACGCCGACGCAACCGACAACTACGCAGCCGACCAGCTGCGTCTCAACGCCAGCGACGGCGTCGTTTCATGGGACGGCACCGCTGCCGCGTTGCTTGCCCAGATCTATGAAGCGGCTCGTCTGATCGCCAACACCAGCAACGTCCTCCCGACCCACATGTTCGTTTCGCCGGACGTTTGGGCCAAGATCGGCGGCCTGGTCGACGGATCAAACCGCCCACTGTTCCCGACGGTCGGACCGATGAACGCGGCGAGCGCCAGCTACGACGCCACCACCTGGAACGGCAACCCCCTCGGCATGAGCCTTGTCGTCGACAAGAACTTCGCTGCCAAGACGCTCGTCGTCGGCTGCGCCGCTGGCCGTTTCGCAGGCTTCGAAATCTACGAAAACCAGCGCGGCGTCATCGCCATCGACAAGCCGGAAGTTCTCGGACGCCAGATCAGCTTCCGCGGCTACTTCGCCACGCTCATGATCGACGCGACCAAGTTCCAGCGCATCACCGGCAGCTACTAAATCGGGAGGCCGCCTAATGGCGACCTACACAATCATCAACAAACAAGTCGTCGACAACGTCGGCGTCGTGCAAACGTTGACCGACACGCCAATTCAAGTCGGTCAGTCCATCACCATCGGTGGGCTGACCGGCTTCAACGGCACCTACACCGTCACCGCATGCCCGGAACGTCTGTTCCTTGGCGTCAACGAATACGGCGACTACGTCTACGACCCCGCGATCATCATCCTCAACCAGATCGCATTCGAACTCACCACCGCCGACCTCGAACGCCAACCAGCCGCCGGCACCATCACCTACACCCCAACCTGCACATGGATCACCTCAGCCGACGTCGAAGACTGGCTCGGCTTCACCGTCACACCCGCCACAGCTGACGCCGACCTCCTCACCATGGCCGTCGGCGCGGCCAACCAATTCGCATGGCGCCGCCGCCTCGAAGCCGGCTACCAAGACAGCCTCACCACCGTCCCCAGCCTCGACGTAAAACTCGGCACCGTGATGTACGGCGGCTACCTCTACCGGCAACGCGGCAGCATCGACCAATACGCCAGTTTCGACCCACTCGCCACCGGCGCACCCGTCGGCGGCAGCTTCGGCGACATCATGCGCCTCCTCGGAATCAACCGCCCCGCGGTCGCCTAATGGCCGACATCTTCAACGAAGGCTTCGACGCCCTGGTCACCAGACTCGTCGCAATCAGCGGCCTCCCGGTCACCGTGTCCAGCGACCCACGCAACATCAACCCGCCGTGCGTCTACGTTGACGCTCCCACATTCCTCATGCCCACCAACGTCGTCACCGAAATGCAATTCTCCGTCAAAATCATCACCAACGGCCCAGGCGACCGCAAAGCCCTCCAAAAACTGCTTGAACTCGCCGACAAAATCCGCGACGCCAAAATCGGACTCATTGACGGCCGCCCAACCGTCGTCACAATCGGCGGAGGCGAATACGCCGCCTACGACCTCACAATCCACACCAAAGTCGCACCATGAACTACCGCGTACTACGCCCATTCGGCGCACACACACCCGGCGACATCACCGACGGCCACAACTGCAACATCGACTACCTAATCGCCAACGGCATGCTCGAACCCGTCGACGTTGCCACCACAAAACCCGCTGCGGATGCTAGAACTATCACCAAGAAACGAAAGGGCAACCCATGAGCACCTCCACCTACCTCTCCAACCCCGTCGTAACCATCGGACTCGCATCCGGATCCGCCGTCGACCTCACCAACCAGTGCAAGTCCGCCGTGCTGACCCAAAATGTCGAAGCATTGGAATCGACAGCATTTGGCGACAACGGCCGCCGCTACGTCGCAGGCCTACAAAACCACCAGGTCGTGCTCACGTTCCTCATGAGCTACGCCACCAGCGAAACGTATGCCACCCTGCAACCCCTCGTCGGTCAGCAGATCTACTGCTCGGTCAAGCCAGCCTCCGGCAACGACTCGGCCACCAACCCCAAATTCGAACTCAGCAGCACATACTTCGAATCGCTCGACGTCGTCAACGCCAGCATCGGAGAGCTCAGCGAAGTCCAGATCACGTTGCAGGGCGGCGCGCTCACCATCGACACCACAAACCCGTGATCTAACCCCAGCAAGGAGCAGCAGCCATGCAACTCACGATCAAAGTCGAATACCGCCACCCCTCAGGCAAAACGACGAGCGAGCTTGCCGCCATAACCCTCGCGGATTACGCCGCATGGGAACGCAAAACTGGCAAAGTCGTCCAATCCCTGCAAGCCGGCATGGGCATCAACGACTTGTTGTACCTGGCATGGCACCGGCTCACCAAAGCCAACAAAGAAAATCGCAATTACGAAATCTGGATCGAATCCGTTGACCAAATCGAAGTCGAAGGCTTGGAGGCCGCAAACCCTACGGAGCCGGCAGCATCAGACGCCAACTAGCCACACTGCTGCTGGAAGTGGGCTGGTGGCCCCCGCACATTGAATTCGACAACAAAGACCTCGCCACCGTCCTACTATTGGCTGAGAAACGAAACAAAAAGGCCCGGGGACGATGAGTAGTTATGTGACCATTGAAGTCGCTGGCATCAAAGAAGCCGTCCGCGAGCTGCAACGCACCGACAAACGCGCTCGACGCCAACTGACCGTCAACTACCGCAAAATTGTCGCCCCAGTAATTTCCGACGCCCGCGCCATGGTGCCATTAGGTCCACCGATCAGCGGATGGGGCCGCAGCTGGACACCCAAAGGCGGCCAACAACTACTGCCATGGGACGGAAACTACGCCAACGACCACATCAGCGCCCGCGTATCTGGCAAACGCAGCACACAATTCGGCGATTTCACCAGAAACCTCGCCACATTCGTCATCCGCTGGGACGGAGCAATCGAAACCATCTACGACATCGCAGGCCGCGAAAGCCAAGGCAACACACCACAAGGCCGCAACATGATCGCCGGATTACGCAAAAAACGAGGCGCACCCAGCCGCGTCATGTGGCCCGCAATCCTCAAAAACAAGACCGAAGTTGAACAACGCATGCGGGTACTCTTACAGGATCTAATGCGCCAAATCAGCGCCGACATCAACAGGTAGCACCATGGCCATCACAATCCCCATAGTCAGCGAATTCGACGGCAAAGGCATCAGCCGCGCCATCAAACAATTTCAGCAACTAGAAACCACTGGCGAAAAGGCCCAATTCGTTCTTCGTAAAGCCGCCCTCCCCGCAGCTGCCGCACTTACCGGGCTTGCCGCAGCCGCTACCGTTGCCACCAAAGCCGCAGCCGAAGACGCCAAAGCCCAAGAACTCCTCGCGCTCGCCCTACGCAACTCCACCGGCGCGACCGACGCCCAGATCGCCGCCAACGAAAAATACATCGCCACCACCGAACGCGCAGCCGCCGTCTCCGACGACCAACTCCGCCCAGCACTCGGCAACCTCGTCCGCGCCACCGGCGACGTCACCCAATCCCAACAGCTCCTCAACCTCGCCCTCGACATCTCAGCCGCCACCGGCCGCGACCTTGAATCCGTCTCCATCGCCCTCGCCAAAGCCAGCCAAGGCCAAGCCACCGCCCTCCAACGCCTCGGCGTACCCCTCGACGAAGCCGCCGTCAAAACCAAAGACTTCAACGCAATCGTCAGCACCCTCACCGACACATTCGGCGGAGCCGCAGCCGCAGCCGCCGACACATTCGAAGGCCGCATGCGCCGCGTCAGCATCGCCATCGACAACACCAAAGAAAACATCGGCAACGCCCTCATCCCCGTACTCGAAAAATTGCTGCCAATCGTCGACAAAGCCGCGCTATTCATGCAAAACAACAGCGACGTACTCGTCAAAGCCGCCGCAGCCGTCGCAACCCTCGCCGCCGCAATCCTCGCCGCCAACGCAGGCATGCGGATTTACAACGCCACCATGCTCGTCGTCAACGGCACCACCGCGCTCCTCACCGGCACAAGCCTTACCGCGTCCGCAGCCATGGGCGGCACACTCGCCGGCAAACTCGGCGTCGCCACTCTCGCCGCATTCGCCCTAAGCGAAAGCTTTCGCAACCTGTCCGCAGACGGCGGCTTCGCATTCAAAGGACTCGCCAACGCCGCCGTCGACTTCACCAACCTCATCCTCGCCGCATTTGAAAAACTGGCCGAAGGCGTCAACTACGTCATCAACTCAATCATCCGCGCCTACAACCTCCTCAACCCATTCAACGACATCCCACTACTACCCACAGACATCAGCATCGGCCGCATCGGCACCCCATTCGACATCAACGGCCCCAGCCGCCGATCAAACGTCCCCGACCGCCTCGAACCCATCGCAGCATTACCACGACCCGGCACAGCCCTACCCCTCCCCGACCTCACCACCATCGCACCCACAGGCGGCGGCGGAGGCGGAGGCGGCGGGGGAGCCGGAGCACTCGGCGGCACCACAATCCTCCAACCCATCGACTACACCGCATTCGGCCAAACCGAATCCGCCCGCCTCGCCGACATCGCTCTCCTCGACGTACAACCATCCATCAACGTCACCGTCAACACCGTCACCGCACCCCAAGATCTCGGCCAAACCATCGTCGACGCCCTCATCCAATACAACCGATCCAGCGGCCCAATCGACATCCTCGTCACATGAGCCAAATCGTCCAATCCGGCAACTACACGCTCGAACTCGACACCGGCTTCGACGTCGGCAGCTTCCGCCTAGACGACACCACCAAAGGCGTCCTCAACAACACCGAATACCTGCTCGGACCCACCACACAATTCGCCGACATCACCGACTTCACCACCCAAATCATCTACCGACGCGGCCGCCGCAAACCAGACGACCAACCATCAGCTGGCACCCTCACATTCGTCATGCGCGACGAAACCGGCATCCTCGGCCCATACGACACCAACAGCCCCTACTACGACCCAGCCAACAACGAACCAGGCTTAGCCCCCATGCGTGCCATGCGCCTCAAACGCGGCACCGAATCCCTATTCGTCGGCACCGTCATCAGCTACCAATACGACTTCGCCAAAGCAGGCCCAAACACCGTCATCGTCCAATGCGTCGACGACCTCTACAAAATCGCCCAAACCAACCTTCAACAACTCAACGTCACCCCCGAAACAAGCGGCCAACGCATCAACACCATCCTCGCCCTCCCAGAAGTCGACTACACCGGCACCACCAACATCGACCCAGGCACCGTAAACCTGGGCCACGACGCCGCCTACACCATCCCAGCCGGCACTAACACCCTCGGCTACCTGCAACAAATCAACCAGGCAGAGCAAGGCCGCCTATTCGTGGACCGGACAGGCTCGCTGGTGTTTCAGCCGCGGATCGGCGCCACCCTCAGCGCACCCGTCGTGAGCTTCAAAGACGACGGCACCGGATACGACTACGACACCCTAAACGTCGAATTTGACGCCGAAAATGTCGTCAACTACGCCTACATTCGCGCCCTGGACGGCGACGAAGCCGTCGACGAAGACCTCGCCAGCCAAGCGAAATACTTCATCCAAGCAAAACAAATCACCAACAGCCTGTTACACGACCAATCCGAAATCGACGACCTCGCCACCTACCTTCTTGAACCCGAACCCGCACCCCGATTCACCGACGTCGGCGTCTACTTCCGTCAACTCACCAACCCCCAACGCGACGCCATCACCACCATTGACATCGGCGACACCATCAGCATCGAAAAAGACATCCCCGGACTCGGCAGCCAAATCGCCCAAGAACTCGCCGTCGAAGGCATCGAAGCCCGCATTACCTTTGACCAAGGCCACTACGTCACCTTCTACACCAGCCCCACAACGATCATCTACGAGCTCATCTTGGATGACCCCACCTATGGCATCCTCGACGCTCAAAACGTCCTAGGCTAAGGAGCACTATGGGAGCCAACGCCCAAACCACCGTACCCAGCTTCACCGCCGGCAACGTCCTCTCAGCTGCCGAAATGAACCAATCAGCCCGCACAGGCGTCCCCGTCTTTGCAGACACCACAGCCCGCGACGCCGCGTTCGGCGGATCAGGTGAAAAAACCCTTGCCGAAGGCCAACTGTGTTACGTCGAAAACCTAACGGGCGTAGCTCAAATTCAGTATTACGACGGATCAACTTGGACAAGTATGAGCGCTGGCGGCTTGGTATTGATTAGTACCACCACAGCAACAAGCGGCGGCACAGTCAATGTGACTAACGCATTCAGCAGCACATACAACTCATATCTAATTGTGATCGACGACATGCTCTACAACACCGGCGGACAGACGCTAACAATGACGCTCGGCGCGACAGCAACCGGATATTACTGGGGCGGCATTAGCGTCGGATACACCACAGGCACAGTCACAGGCGGCAACGGCAACAACACGAGTAGCTGGCTACTCGGCCAAGGCGACAACACAAACCGCGGCGGCGCCATCGTGCAACTTACAAACCCAAACCTCGCCGCAACCACCGCCTACACATCAATGGGCATCGACCCGCGAACCGCCGAAGGCACCAAGTTCTATCAAGGCTTTGTCAACAACACCACCCAATACACAGACTTCACCATCTCAGCAGCAACAAGAACATTCGCCAACGTCAGCATCAAGGTGTACGGATATGCCCAATAACCAAATCACAGTTCACGACTGCGCCACCGGCGAAACCATCGTTCGCGAAATGACCGATGACGAAATCGCACACCGCGACCAAATAATTGCCGATCAGCAAGCCGCCGAACAAGCCGCCGCCGAAAAACAAGCCGCCAAAGAGTCAGCCCGCGCCAAACTTGCCGCGCTTGGCCTCACCGACGACGAAATCAACGCACTCATCCCATGAACGGCGCAACCAAACAAGCAGCCGACCAAACCGTCAAAGGCGGGATCCTAGGCATCGCGTACTACGTCGCCCACAAAGCCAACGTCGACCCGGCACTCATCGCCATGTGCATGCCACTGGCCACCGCACTCCTCGCATTCATCAGCTCCAAAATCAACGACCCACACTTGGCGTCATTCTTCGGATCCTCAAAAGACATCACCGACAAAAAGTGACCCGCCCCTACATCGTCGACCAACAGCCGGTCGCCAAACACAAACTGACCGGCACCGAAGAATGGGCCAAACAAGCCGCCGCCCACAGCAACGGCGCCCTATGGAACAACGGCACATGGGTACTACGAGACATCAAAGGCAAACCCGGCCAAACCTCCAACCACGCCCGCGGCCTCGCCATGGACCTCAGCTACCGCTGGATCAAACCTCGCAACCTCGGCGGCACCGACGGACGCCGCAAATCCCTCGAATTCATCAACCACTGCCTCAAACACTGGGAACAACTCGGCATCCAACTCATCATCGACTACTGGCCCAAAGACCACGGCAGATCATGGCGTTGCGACCGCGCCACATGGCGCAAACCCACCACCCCCACATTCACCGGCGCCCCCGGCGGCGACTGGTGGCACATCGAAATCCACCCCCAATGGGCCAACGACCCCGGCCGCGTCCAAAAAGCCTTCACAGCAGCATTCACCACCCCCGCCACGGAGCCCGCTAAGGTCGAAACCGACAACTAACCAACGGAGCAGCAGCCGAGGTAAAACATGAATCCGATCCCATTCATGGTCAGTGTCGCCACCAGCATCAGCCTGGTCATCGGCGCACTCACCGCACTCTTCCCCACCCCCAACCCAGCCAGCCCACCAGCGGCCGCGCAGGCAGCCCCCACGACCCTCCCAGAGCCCCCTGGGAGCCCCTCAGACGCGCCAAAATACCAACCCGCACCCACACTGCCCACCATCCCCACATGCGACGACTACGGCCGCCTCGCCATCGAAGTCGGCTGGCCCGCCGAGCTCATCCCCACCCTCACCAAAATCATGTTTGCCGAATCCGGCTGCCGATCCAACGCCATCGGCGACCTCAACCACGGCCAATCCATCGGCCTCATGCAAATCCACACCGACAGCTGGTGCGAACCCACCCGCTACTACCCACTCGGCTACCTACAAACCATGAGCGTCCTCGACTACTGCCATACCCTGCTAGACCCATACGTCAACCTGTACGCAGCGCTCTTGATCTACCGGGAGGGTGGATGGCAGCAGTGGACCACCTACAAAGGAAACTAGACCGTGAGCAAGATCGTCGTGATCGTATTGT